ATCGCCAGGCCGTTGACCGGGTTCTTGGCCAGCGACTCCTGCGCGTAGACGCCCTTTAGCTTCACGCCGCCGCCTGGCTTGAGCGCGATGTAGTTGTTCACGTCGCGGCTGTACATGGCCGCGTAGGGCGTTTCCTCGGTGGCAAACCCGGTGCGCTGCTCCCAGCGCTGGACGACCTCGCCCATGGCGCCCAGGTCACCGCGGTGGCACCTGATCACGATGCCGTCGGTGTTGGCGCTGGCCACGCGGATGCCCTCGGCCTCCAGGTCCTCGATCAGCATCAGCAGCGCGAGCTGCCCGGTGACCGTGGTCTGGATCAGCAGGTCGGGCGAGTACAGCTTCGACCACTTGCTGCCCAGCTTGCCGAAGCTGCCGTTGATCGTGATCTTGAGCGCGTCAGCGGTGACCTTGTCGCCCGCGGCCTTGGCCGCCAGGCGCCGCTCGACGATGCCCTTGTACGCGGTGAGGAACGCCGGGCCCATGGCGCGAGGCGCCAGGCCCAGGCGCAGAATAATGGACGGGTAGTACGACGCCACGTCGCGGTCCACCAGCACGTGCTCGTCGTCGGCCTCGACGGCCTGGCAGGTCTCGCTGGAGTGCAGGCCTCCGATGCCCAGGCGGTACACGCCGGCGCCGATCGTCACGGTCTTGCCGGCCAGGGCCTCGGGCTCGGCCACGCCGCCGCTGTCCTGCACGACGAAGTCGGCCGCCTCGATTTCGGCCAGCTTGTCGACCAGGTCCAGCGATCGGAACTGCACCCACCGCGGCGCGCGGTAGTGGTAGCTGGTGCCCGGCTCGATGGCCTGGCGCACGATGGGCTTGCCGGTGAGCTTTGACACCTGGTGCGCGAGCACGGCCTCGGCGATCTGCGCGTCGGACTTCGACCGCAGGTCGATGCCGTATTCCTTCGACATGGCCGCTCGCAGCTCGATCTGCGGCAGCAGCTTGCGATACAGCGTGTCCGTGGTGGTCAGGTCGTTGCGGCAATATGTGCGCAGGCGGGCGCGGTCGGCAGGGCCGATGCTCGCCTCGTGATGAATGGGCAGATCCTGGAGGCGCTTGCAATGAAGCCGACCCCCGTAGGTTTTGAGACTCGCGATCCCTGGCGCGACCTCGATCAGATCGACATGATCGACACGTGGCAGCTTGATGCCCCAGGCGGCCTCGAACTGCCAGCCCTTGTAGCCTCGCCCTATGATGGCCTGGGCGGCCTTGTGGATGCGCTCGGGGTCCCCGGTGGCCAGGGCCACGGCGATGACGGGCAGGTCGAAGTTGGCGCTGTTGAACCCGACCAGGCTGCAGCCGCGTAGGTTCGCCTTCAGGGCGTCGACGTCCAGCACCTGGTCGGGGTGCGCCTCGATCTCGATGACCTGGTGCGTCTCGGTGTCGAGAAACGACGCCAGGAAGTAGTCGCGATAGGTCTCGGTGTCGAAGATGACGGTGCGTTTGGTCATGGTGTTCTGTGGCCCGTTCCCCAGCATTGCCGCGCATGCTTGCGTCGCGCCCGGCTGACTACGGGTCGCAGGTCACACAATCGGCGGGGACCTGCGGCACTGATGCTGGGGCTGGTTACCTCGGGGGCCAGGCGAAGCCGGATAGGCGCGACCCGCCAGTGTTGGGGCGGCGTGATCTCCCCCGGGAACCCCCAGAGGCGCCGCCCCATCGTTGTCAGACCAGCTCGTCGACTTCGAGCTCGTCGAACTCGTCAGCCGCGGCCGGGCGGCCACCGCCGAAGGCCTCGCCGTCGCGCACGAACTGCACGCCGCGCAGCGTGCAGTTGATCCGCTTGCCGTAGGCGTTGTCCTGCGCCCAGACTTCGAGCGAGGCGTTGACGTAGCACCCGGCGTAGATGCGGCCGTCAGACTGCGCCAGGGGCTGGCGCTGGCCGTCGACGACGGTGGGCCGGGTCTTCGAGCGCGCGGCGATGAACATCATGCCCTCGAAGCCGTCGTAGTCGGCCTTCTCGTCACCGTCGCGCAGCGCGACCTTGCCGGCAGCGCGCAGAGCCTTGAGCTGGGCGTCGGCCTTGGCGCCCCACTTCTCGCGGGCCACGGCGCCGATGGCCTTGTCGACGGCCTCGGCCTGGGCCTGGTCCATGATCAGCGTGGCGCTGTAGGCCGGGTCGCCCTCGCCGTAGCTGGACGGCTCGAACAGGTTGGGAAAGGCCAGGCGCACGTTGCGCAGCATCACGCGGCCGGTGGGGGAAACAGGGGTCGTTGCCATGATGGGGGCTCCTTACTGGGACAGTTGATCAATGCGATGGGCGGCCGCGAGTGCGATCTCGCGGTCCTGGGTGCGACGGCCACCGGGCAGCACCCACCCGGGCGGGTGGTAGCGGCCGCTGCTGTCGGTCGTCGGGTTTTCGGCAAACAAGATCCGGCCACGGCCGACGCGGATGTTGTGGCGGTTGTGGAACTCGTCGTGCGAGGTGGCGAGGGTGGGGCGGGGTTCCATGGTTTGGCCTTTCATGCCAGGGTGTCGAACTCAGAAGCCTTGGCCGCGACGGCCAGGGCGGGGCGGGGATCAGACTCGGGTGCGACGTGCGGTTTGCCGTCGGGCTGGTGGATGAGCTCCTGTGCGACGGCCCACTGCTTCGGGCCCAGCGTGCCGGCCTTGGCCAGCTTCTCGGCTGACGTCGGGCTGATCAGCTTCAGGTCGTAGGCCTGTTCGATGTTCAGCCGGAACCGATTGCGCAGCAGCTCCTCGGCGGCCTTCGCATCGGTCCAGGCACGCGCACCGCGCTTGCCGGCAACCAGCTTCCAGCCTGGCAGCTCCTGGCCCTCGGACAGGCGCTTGTGGGCCTGCTCGCGCACGGCCTTGCACCAGTCCTCGATCAGGTCAACGCGGGACAGACAGACGGCGAGCCAGCTCGCATCGTCGTGGCCGGTGTCGGGCTGCGGCTCGATCGTCGGCGCGATCTCGGCGAACTCCTCGGGCGATGCGGCAGTCATGTCGGCGACCGTGGCCGACACCTCGTCACGCAGCGCCGGGCACGTGGCCTTGGCCGCGCAGAACTTGCACTGCTTCTCGCCCGGGTTCAGGTGCCCGACGCTGAACTCAGCCATGGCTTCCAGGACCTTGCGCGCGGCCGGTGCGGCCCGCGTGTGGGCCCAGGCCCGAAGCTCGTCCACGCCCATGTCGTGCTCTTTGATGCCGCCGTTGCGCGGCTGCACGATCACCAGGCGCACGCGCTCGATGTCGGCGACCTGGTCGGCGATCGGCAGGCAGCCCAGGGCGTAGGCCTTGAGCTGCGCCGTGTCGGCCTCGACCTCGACACCGCGGCCGGTCTTGAGGTCGACGACGATCATCTCGTCACCGCGGATGATGAGCGCATCGGCGGTGCCGAAAGCCTCATCGACGCCCAGGTCGGTGCTGAAGTCGACGCGCTGCTCGACCAAGATGGTGCCGTCGGCGCCGGCCACGTCGCGGACATAGTCGGTGTAGCGCTTGGCCACCTCAACCATCTCGTCGTCGATCGTGAACTCGAAGCCGTCGGCGCGGATGGCCTGGCCCAGGCGCTCGGCGTAGACCTGGTCACCCTTGAGCAGGGCGATGCTGGCCAGCTCGTGGCAGGAAGTGCCCCAAGCGCTGTAGGCGGTGGCGTCGCGCGGTGCGTCGGCCGTCAGCACCGCGCTGCCAGGGCAGGCGATGAGGCGGTCGAGCGCGCTGGCGCTGAAGGTGCGGGCGTGCTCCACGATCAAGCCTCCAGCGCAGCGTTGACCTTCGCCAGGGCCTCAGCCCAGCGCTCGGCGGGCATGACCTTGAACGACGCGAAGCCCATGTCGGTGGCAATGCCCGCGGCCTTCGAGCGGTCCCGGGTGTACAGCGCCAGCACGGCCTTCTGCAGGTCGGCGTAGTTGATGATCGGCTCGGGCTCCGGTGCCGGCGTGGGCTCAGGTGCCGGCGCGGGTGCGACGGCCGGGGCTGGGGCCGCCGTGGGCGTCGCAGTAGCCTGGGGCGGGGCAGCCTCCGGCTCGGGGGCAGGCGCCGGTGCAGGCGCTGCCCGCTTGGGCTTTGGGGTCGGTGCGGTCTCCACCTTGACCGCGGTGGCGGGCGCGCCGATGGAGGTGAAGAACTCCAGCAGCTCGGGCACGCCGCTGAAGGTGAGGGTCACGTTGATCACTGCCGATCCTTTCGTTTAGCAGTTGCGGGAAGTGGACTGTAGCACCTGCGACAGTCCGGGGGAAGATTATGCGGCGGCTTGCGCCCACTTTTGCCGAGCTTGCGCCAGGCGCTGGTTGAACCCTTCGGGGCTGACCTTTTCGACGAACTCGGCCAGGTGTTCCTTGGCGCGCTTCGCGGCCTCGCGCGGGCCGAGATGCGACGACGTGACGCGGGCGATGCCCTTGTACAGCGCGGGCACGTCGCACACGCGCCCACCGCTGACCGGGTCGCTGACGACCCAGCCGTAAGCCACCTTGTGCAGAGCGAACCTGTACGGCGTGTCGCCGACCTTGATGTTGAGCGGCGTGTACTCCACGTCGAACGTGCGCGTGCCGTTGGGATCGAGGTTCTTGAACGTGGCCATGTCAGGTCTCCAGGTGGTGGGTGAACAAGGGTCAGGCTCAGGCCTGACCGCTGCTCACGCAGCGGGGGTGGGGTCAGAGGGCGGACCACTTGAGGTTGGCGGTGCACTCGCTGTCGAAGCCGAAGCCGACCTTGCGGTGGTGTTCGACGGTTTCAGCGGCGCCGTCGATCCAGAGCTTGCCCTTGCCCAGGAAGCGACCAAACAGCGCGCGCTGTTCGGCGGCGAGCAGGTGGCCGCTCCAGGTTGCCAGGCACGATCCCTTGCGCTCGGTAAGGAAGATTGCGAGGTTTGCTGCGTAGTCCATGTTGCTGCTCCGGTTGCGTTGTCGATGGCTCGACTGTAGCACATGCTAAACGCGACACGACAAAAAAGCCCCACGCGATGGTGGGGCTTTAGCATCAAGCTCGGATCAGAACAGGACGCGGGTCAGGAAGTTCGCGGTCACGATGCAGAGCACCAGGCTGACGCCCATGCCGATGCGGCGCAGCCATCGTCGCAGGTCCCCCAGCGGGTCGTCGTACAGCCCTCCGTGCTCGACCAGGTACGCAATCCGTTGCTTGATTTCCTCGTTGCTCATGCGTGGCCGCCTCCTCGGGCCAGTTCGATCAATTTGTTGATGTAGTCCTCGTCGACCTGTCCGGTGAGCTTCATGCGGTCGTAGGTCAACTGCACGATCGTCGCGTACTGTCCAGGTGGCGGTCTGAGACCGGCGTCACGCAAACACGTTGCCACTGCCTTGACGCACTCGGTCAGGGCCTCGTCGTTCAGGTGCGGGCCGCCGGCCGGGTGGTCCTGGTCCATCCAGCCCAGGGGCAGCTTGAGCTTGCCCTCGATCTCGCGGGCGACCTTCTCCGACACCTCGCGCGACGGCCTGGGCCCGGCGAGCTGCGCTACGTAGGAGCCGTTCGCGTGCCCGAGCTTGCGCGACAGGCTGGTGGGCCCGCCCCACTGGCCGATGAGCCGTCGCAGGTTGTCGCGTCGCAGGTCGTAGATCGAGCGCATCCCGCATAGCCTGGCACGGCATAGCAGGGTGTGCAAGGCCTGTCGCAACTGCTACAGTCCAGGGACCTACAACCCCAACGACCCCATGAAAACCATCACCGCACTGAAGGCCTGGATGGCCGCCGCCACCCCCGACGAGCAGGAGATCCTGGCCGAGGCCATCGGCTCCAGCCGGGGCATGCTCTACCAGTACGCCGGCGGGCACCGCGAGGTCAGCGCCGCCCGGGCAGGGCAGATCGAGGCCGCGACCCGGGCCATGGCGCGCGCCAGCAAGGGGCGCTTGCAGCCGATCTACCGCACCGACCTGGTCCAGGCCTGTCGCGACTGCGAGTATGCGCAGCGCTGCCTCGGGCCGCGCGCGGTCGTCAGCGACTTCCCGATCGTGACGGCCGACGCGCTCGAAGTCGAGACCGAGGGCGGCGCGGCCGACTGAGCGATGAGCGCCGTGACCCGCATCACCCCACACGTGCGCCAACTCACTGCCCCCGACGATCTGAAGCGCCTGCCAGGCTGGCTCATGTGGCGCCTGGAGACCGACGACCAGGGCAAAGCACGCAAGATCCCGTTCTACGCCACCGGCGAGCGCCGCGCCGGCCAGAACGGCTCACCCACCGACCGCGCCAAGCTGACCACGTTCGAGGCGGCGCGCACCGCAGCCGCCCGGCGCGGGTTCGACGGCATCGGCCTGGCGCTCATGCCCGAGTTCGGCATCACGGTGCTGGACTTCGACCACTGCGTGAGCAGCGGCCAGGTCGACGCCGAGGTGCTCGCGATGGTCAGCGACACCTACGCCGAGCTCAGTCCCTCGGGCACCGGCGTGCACGCGGTCTACCGCGGGCGCATCGCCAACGCGAAGAGCGCCTCGACCGCCAGCCGCTGGGGCTTCGAGACGTTCAGCGACAAGGGCTTCGTCACCTGGACCGGCAACGCGCTGGAGCTGGTCGAGCTGGTGGGCACCGAGAACACGGTGGCCCCGCTCAACGCCAGCGTCATCGCCGAGGTGAACCGCCGGTTCGGCCATCGCGATGAGCCGCGCGACCCCGCCAGCACCGAGCGCCTCGGGCTGACACCCGAGCGCTGCCGCAGCGCGATCGCCGAGCTCGACGCTGACCTCGACTTCGAGCACTGGCTGCGCGTGGGCATGGCCTTGCACCACGAGCTCGGGCCCGACGGGTTCCAGGTGTGGGACGAGTGGTCCAGCCGCGGCGCCAAGTACAAGGGCAGCGACAACCTCATGACCCACTGGCGCACGTTCGGCCGCGGCCGCGGCCGCGGTGAGCCTGTGACCATGCGCTCGATCGGCAAGATGCTCGGCCGCCCGCTCGACGCAGGCCCGGCCAGCGCCGAGGAGTTCGACGCACTGGTCGAGGAGCAGGCCCAGCCCGAGCCACAGGGCGAGGCGCCCAAGCCCCCGCGCTTCCAGTTCGAGCCCGTGAGCAGCTTCGCCAGCGCCACCGCCTCGCCCTGGATCGTCAAGGGTGTGCTGCCCCAGGCGGGCCTGGCCGTGGTCTACGGTGCATCTGGCTCAGGCAAGTCCTTCGCCGTCCTGGACATGGTTCTGGCCATCGCCAGGGGCACGGCCTGGCGCGATCGCAAGGTCAGACAGGGCAAGGTGGCCTACATCGCCGCCGAAGGCGCGGATGGCTTCAGAAAGCGCCTGGCGGCCTATGCCCAGCACCAGGCCATCGACCTGGCCGCCGTGCCCATGACGGTGCTCAACGGCGCGCCCAACCTGCTGGAGGTCAAGGACGCGGTCGACCTGGTCGTGGGCGTCGAGGCCTCGGGCGGCGCCGACGTGATCGTGGTCGACACCCTTGCCCAGACCATGCCAGGCGGCAACGAGAACGCCGGCGAGGACATGGGCAAGGCCCTGGCGCACTGCCGGCGCATTCACCAGCGCACCGGCGCGCTCGTGATCCTGATCCACCACTCAGGCAAGGACCAGGCCAAGGGCGCCCGGGGCTGGTCAGGCCTGCGCGCCGCGGCCGACGCCGAGATCGAGGTGCTGCGCGATGAGGCCACCGGCCAGCGCTCGCTGCGCCTGTCGAAGAACAAGGACGGCGAGGACGGCCTGCAGTGGGGCTTCGAGCTGCAGATCGTCCAGCTTGGCATCGACGAAGACCTCGACCCGATCACCTCCTGCGTGGTGGCCGAGGCCGAGCTCAAGGTCGGTGCGGTGACCAGGAAGATGGGCCCGGTGGAGACGGTGGTGCACGCGGTGGTCATGGAGATGGCCGAGTTCCAGTCGTCGGGCATTGAGCTTGAGGCCGTCATCAAGGAAGCGATCAAGCGCTTGGCAGAGCCCGATGAGGGCAAGCGCGACACGCGCAAGCAGCACGTCAAGCGCGCGTTGGAGTCGCTGACCAGGGGTGACTCGGCGCCGTTTTGGATTGAAGACGGTTGCCTGACGGTGGTCTGAGACGTGCTGAAAATTGCAAGTTTGCAATGCACCACGTGCACCACGACTGCACCGTGCATCGCGGTGCATGGTGCGGAGGGCCGGTTGCTTGCACCGTCTGCACCGCGCCCCTTTAGGGGCGGTGCAGTGGTGCAACGGTCCGTGAGATTTTTAGCAAGCCCTGGGACATCACAACGCATCGCTCTTGCAAAAAATTACAAGCTGTCCAAGGAAGGGGCTGGCCCATGACTGGCGTGCAGAAAAAAGCAAAGGCCCGGCTGGTGGCCGTGAACGACGCCAGGCGGCGCATCGGTCAGGACCATCCGCGCGCGGTGCTGGACGATCACGAGGTCGAGCTTGTCCATGCCCTGGCCGAGCAGGGCATGCGCCTGGCCGAGATCGCCCGGAAGATGGAAGTCACCAAGGGCTGCATCTGGAAGATCGTCCACGGCTACCGGCGCGGCCAGGTGCCGGCCGGCTGGGTCCGTGTCCGTGACTGAGCCCATGGCCCGTAGATTCGGGCCATGGGCGACCTGCGACACCTGTGGACCGATGCCTTCCTGGCGCACCTGGCCGAGACCGGCATCCTGAGTGATGCCGCGGCGGCTGCGGGCGTCAATCGCACGACCGTGTTTCGCCGCCGCCAGGACGACGCAGAGTTCGCCAAGCAGGTCGAAGAGGCCATCGACATGGCCGCCGACAAGCTCGAAGCCGAGGCCCGTCGCAGGGCCCTGGAGGGCGTCGAGGAGCCCGTCTACCAGGGTGGGCAGCTCGTGGGCACCAAGACGGTCTACAGCGATTCGCTGCTGGCCCTGTTGCTCAAGGGCCGGCGCAAGAAGGTTTTCGCCGAGCGCGTCGAGCAGACCGGCGCCGACGGTGGGCCGATCAAGTCGCAGCAGGTGGTCATCGCCACCGGTGTTCCGGGCCAGGTGCCCGATCTCGACGACCTCGTGTAAAGGGAAAACCATGCGCATCATCGCCGCCGTCCTGCTGGCCCTGGCCGGCGCCTCGCACGCGGCGGTGATCGCCGAAGCCCGTGAGCGCGACATCGTGCTGCAGCTCACCGACGAGACTGGGCCCTGCGTCAACCGCGCCAAGCTCGCGGTGTTCCGGCAAGGCACCGACGCGCCGATCCAGGGGTGCTACCGGCTCAACCCGGCCACCATGATCGTGCAGGTGGCCTTCCTCGATGGTGACGTGGTCGAGGTGCCGGTGGCCCTGTTCAAGCGCCCCGAGGACGTGTGAGCCGCGTCATCGACTTGGGCTACCGGCCGCGCGCCTGGCAGCGCGACTGCCACGCGAGCCGCCGGCGGTTCACCGTGCTGGCGCTGCACCGTCGGGCCGGCAAGACCGAGCTGGCGCTGTCCGAGCTCATCGACAAGGCGCTGCGCTTCCCGCACGAGCTCGGGCTGTTTTTCTACGTGGCGCCGCTGCTCAAGCAGGCCAAGGCGATCGCCTGGACCAGGTTGAAGCAGAAGGTCGTGCCCTTGCAGCTCGCCGGCCTGGTCGAGGTCAACGAGTCCGAGCTCTGGGTGCGGTTTCGGGGCAACGGCGCGGTCATCCGCATCTACGGCGCCGACAACCCCGACGCGATGCGCGGCGTGCGCCTGGACGGCGCGGTGCTCGACGAGGTCGCGCAGATGAAGCCCGAGGTGTGGGACGACATCCTGCAGCCGGCGCTGTCTGACCGCCAGGGCTGGGCGCTGTTCATCGGCACGCCCAAGGGCATCAACCTGTTCTCGCAGTTGTTCTTTTCCGCACGTGGCAAGGCCGACTGGCACTCGGCGCTCTACACCGTGCACGACACCGACGCGCTGCCCGCGGCCGAGGTCGCCCGGCTGCAGGCCGAGATGAGCGAGATGTCCTGGCGACGCGAGTACCTGTGCGACTTCAGCGCTGCGGGCGATGAGCAGCTCATCAGCCTGGCCGACGTCGAGGGGGCCAGCCGCCGCCACGCCCGGCGCGACCAGTACGACTTCGCGCCTGTGATCCTGGGTGTCGACCCTGCGCGCTTCGGCGACGACCGCAGCGTCATTGCCGTGCGCCAGGGCCTGGTCTGCAGGCCGTTCAAGGTCTACAGCAAGATCGACAACATGACGCTCGCCGCGCACGTGGCGCAGACCATCGAGGACACGCGCGCCGATGCGGTGTTCTGCGACGCAGGCAACGGGGCCGGGGTCATCGACAAGCTCAGGCAGATGGGCTTCGAGGTCACCGAGGTGCATTTCGGCGGCAAGCCGAGCCGGCCGCGCTACGTCAACAAGCGCACCGAGATGTGGTTCGAGATGCGCGACTGGCTGATCGCCGGCGGCTGCATCCCCAACGACATCAGCCTGAAGCAGGACCTGGGCGGGCCGATGTACGCGTTCGACAAGCAGGACCGCGTCGCGCTCGAATCGAAGGACGAGCTCAAAGCGCGCGGCCTGCCGTCGCCCGACCTGGGTGATGCGCTGGCGCTGACGTTCGCGTTCCCGGTGCGCAAGGAGCGCAACCTGCTGGCCGAGGCGGCGCGCCAGGGCGGCGTGCGCCTGGCCGGCTACGACGTGTCGGTGGTCACCGGCTACGACCCGGTGGCGGCGTTCTGAGCGTGTCCGTCAATGCATGCCCTGACCCAACAATGTGGGCATGCCAAAAGTTCTCGACTTGATTGGTCAACGCTACGGTCATCTGACGGTCACCGGCCGTGAAGGTCTGTTGAAACGGCAGCGGGCCTGGCGATGCTTGTGTGATTGCGGCGGTCAGATCGTGTTGCCGAATTCGTATTTGCGAACAGGTGACACCCGTTCTTGCGGCTGCGTGCTTCGCGTTCATCAGCAAGTTGGTTCCGTGCGGCACGGCCACAATCGCAACAACCGACCGAGCCCGACGTACAACACGTGGCGCGCGATGAAAGAGCGGTGTCGCCTTCCGAGTCACCCGCAATACAAAGACTATGGCGGTCGAGGCGTGTCCGTGTGCTCGCGGTGGGCCGTTAAATTCGAGGCGTTCCTTGAGGACATGGGTGAACGACCGGAGGGTATGACCCTCGATCGCATCGACCCCGAAGGGGACTACGAACCTTCCAATTGCCGCTGGGCATCGCGTCAACTGCAAGCGAAAAACAGACGGCGCAAGGAGAGCTCAAATTTGCATGTCATCGCCCAACATCCCGCCGCCCCCGCCGCCTCCGCAGGCCCCGAAGGAGCCTGACAGCATGGCCATCCGGCGCCGCCAGCGCCAGGCCTCGGGGATGGCCAGCCCGACGATGCTGACCGGTGCGCGCGGCGTGTCGGGCTACAGCACCGGCGGCACCTCGCTGCTGGGCGGCTGACGCATGTACAGCCTCGGGCCCGAGGCGGCCGAAACCTACGGCGGCGCCGGCAGCGACATCAACCGCAAGCTGGCGCGCCTGGCGGCGCTCAAGTCCGAGCGCTCAAGCTGGGACAACCACTGGCTGCAGATCGCGCAGTACCAGTTCCCGCGGGCCGGGCGGTTCCTCACCGCCGACACCAACGAGGGCAAGAAGCGCAATCAGTTGATCCACGACAACACCGCGGTGTTCGCCGTGCGCACGCTGGCCGCGGGCATGATGTCGGGCGTCACCTCGCCGGCGCGCCCCTGGTTCCGGCTGGGCCTGGCCGACCGCGACCTGATGGAGTTCGCGCCGGTCAAGCAGTGGCTGCACGATGCTGGCGAGATCATGCGCCAGGTGTTCGCGAGCTCGAACACCTACAACACGCTGCACCAGTGCTACGAGGAACTCGGCGCGTTCGGCACCTGGGCCGACGTGGTGCTGCCCGACTTCGACAACGTGATCCACCACTACCCGATGACGATCGGGGAGTATTACCTGGCGCACGACTACCGCGGCCGCGTCGACACGCTGGCGCGCGAGATGAAGATGACCATTGGGCAGATGGTCGCGCAGTTCGGCAAAGAAAAGTGCTCCCAAGCCGTGCGCAATTTGTACGACCGCGGTGCCTACGACGTGTGGGTCGACGTGGTGCACATGATCCAGCCGCGGCGCAACCGCGACATGCGCAAGCGCGACGCGCGCAACATGCCCTGGGAGTCTGTGTACTTCGAGCCGGGCCGAGAGGCGGGCGAGCAGTACCTGAGCGAGTCGGGCTTTCGGCAGTTCCCGGTGCTGGCCCCGCGCTGGGTGGTCACCGGCAACGACATCTACGGGCGCAGCCCGGGCATGGAGGCGCTGGGCGACGTCAAGCAGTTGCAGTTCGAGCAGCAGCGCAAGGCGCAGGCGATCGAGTACCAAGTCAACCCACCGCTGCAGATCCCGACCGCCTACAAAGACGCGGCGCAGTCGCGCCTGCCGGGTGGCGTGATGTACGTCGATGCGATGTCGCCTGGTGGCGGCGTGCGCTCGGCGTTCGAGGTGAACCTGCGCCTGGACTTCCTGATGGAGTCGATCCGCGACACGCGCGAGCGCATCCGCCAGGCCTACTACGCCGACCTGTTCCTGATGCTGGCCTCGCAGCCGGCCATGGGCCGCATGACCGCGACCGAGGTGGCCGAGCGCCACGAGGAAAAGCTGCTGATGCTGGGCCCGGTGCTGGAGCGCATCCACAACGAGCTGCTGTCGCCGCTGATCGACATCACGTTCGATCGCTGCATGGGGGCGAACATCCTGCCTCCGCCGCCCGAGGAGATTCAGGGCGTGGACCTGGACATCGAGTTCATCAGCGTGCTGGCCCAGGCGCAGCGCGCGGTGGCGGTCAACGGCATGGAGCGCCTGGTGTCGACGGCCGTCAGCCTGGCGCCGGTGCGCCCCGAGATCCTGGACAAGATCAACTTCGACCAGGTGATCGACGACATGGGCAACGCGTTCGGCGTCAACCCGGCGATCGTGATCAGCGACGACGATGCCGCAGCGGCGCGTGCGCAGCGTGCGCAGCAGGCCGCGGCGATGCAGATGGCGGCCACGGCGCCGACCATGGTCAACACGGCCAAGACGGCAAGCGACATCAACACCGACCAGCTCCGCGACGTGATGGGCATGCTGCAGGGCTACTCCAGCCCGCAGCCTGCGATGGTGCAGTGATGGCCTCGATCTCGACTGCCCTGAAGTCGCGCACCGTGCGCTTTGCGATTGCCCTGGCCGTGTTGAGCGTGCTGCAGGGCTTTGTGCTGCAGTTGCCGATCCCACCATGGGGTCATGCGGTTGTGGGCAGCGTCATTGCTGCGGCAATCGTGGTGCTGCGCGCGATCACGACGCAGCCGTTGAGTGATCGGTAAAAGTCTGACATGCCCAAGCTGCGCCACGGTCAGACGTTCCTGTACGACGACAACGACGACATCATCGGCATTCGCGACATCGACGGCAGCGAGTTCCTGTTCGCGCGCAAGCCCGACCTGGGCGTGTTCATGGACATGGGCAACCAGACCGACGGCTCGGGCGCGGTGGCCATGGAGTTCGACACCGTCGCCATAGAGCGCGGTGTCACCCTGGTCGACAGCAGCAAGATCCGCGTCAGCCGCGCCGGTTTGTACAACTTCCAGTTGAGCGTGCACCTGCACAACGCCGACAGCCAGGCGCACTTCTTCGAG